CTCAATGAAGGTTGACAACGACGCGATATGGGAGAAGTACGTAAAGGAAGGCAGCGTGAAGGGGTTCTCAATTGAGGGGTTCTTCACGAACAAGTACGACCTCGCCAAGGCAACGGTCAAAAAAGACAACCGATATAAAGACGGACAGCGCGTCGATATGGAGTCTTATAACGATTACCCCGACGGAGTGAAGAACAACGCAAGGAAGGCGGTCGAATGGGCTGAGAAGAACGGGTGGGGGTCGTGTGGAACGGGAGTCGGAAAGCAACGAGCGAACCAACTCGCAAAGGGGGAGAATATAAGCGTCGAAACCATCAAGCGGATGAGGTCTTATCTGAGCCGCCATGAAGCCGACCTTGAATCCTCAACCTCATTCTCTGACGGATGCGGGTATCTTATGTATATGGCTTGGGGTGGAAAGGCTGCTCTTCGTTGGTCGGAATCCAAGCTCAAAGAATTGGAACTTCTTTCGGCTATCGAAGTCGAACTCGGACTTGAATTTGTAAAAAACCACTTAACGAGTAAGGATTAACCCTCTCAAATCGTTATATATAAAAACCCCAGAAGATGACTCTGAAAGAACGCATCTCCGATATCTTCGAAAAGTACAGCGTCGAACTCGCTGTCGAAGAGAAGGAGGAAACAAAAGAGGTCGCTTTGATGGCAACAGCCGTCCTTGAAAGCGGTCAAGAAATTATGACCGACGCGGACGCATTCGCTGTCGGTGTTTCTGCTTTCGTCGTGAACGATGAAGGCGAACGAATCCCTCTCCCGGATGGAGACTACCAATTGCAGGACGGCTCAATGCTCGTTGTGGCAGAAGGTGCCGTCACGGAGGTGAAAGAAGCCGAAGCCGCTCCAGAGGTCGAAGCCGAAGAGGAGAAGGAAGAAGAAATGAAAGCGGAAGAAGTCGAGGCTTCCTCTGAGGTGTTGACCCGAGAAGCTGTTGAAGGCATGATCGCCGAAGCTATCGAAGCAACGAAGAAAGAATTCTCTTCACAAATTGAAGAGCGAGACGCGAAGATCACGGAGTTGAGCAAGCAAGCTTCTCCAAGCATCCCACGCGCACCAAAGATGGAAGCACCGGTTTCTGTCGATTTAAAAAGTTTATCAATCCAGGAGCGCGTTGCCGCGATCCACAATCAATTCTCTAAATAATGGCTAACGCTACAGTAGGAGTCGGCACGTATGCTGGCGAAGCGGCACGTCCTTACGTTGCTGCTGCGGTTTTGTCCGCTGATTCAATCGCGAACGGTTACATTTCCGTTCTTGAAAATGTTCATTCGAAAGCGGTTCTCCGCAAGTTCTCAGGCGTAGCAATGCACCCGGACACGGACTGCGGATTCGTAACCGGATCTGGACAATTGACTTTGGGAGAAGCAGTCCTGAATGCAACTGCGCTCAAGATTAATGAGCAAGTTTGCAACGAAGATTTGCGCTTGACTTGGGAGTCTTCACAGATGCGCGGACAGTCTTCAGCGGCTCCCGCTGACTTCTCTTCGTATGTTGCTCAATACGTAGCCGCCAAGGTTGCTGAAGGAGTAGAGCTAAATATGTGGCAAGGAAATTTCGAAATCGACGGGTCTACCGCTAACGCGAACACTTCGTTCGATGGTATCATGGCACAGGTTCAGGGCGCAAGCGGAAGTTACAAGAGTGACGCTGCGGGTGCTTTTACCGCTGACGATAACGCAACAACAGGGGTTTTGACTCACTTGAACACGCTTTGCACGACTTTGCCCATTGCAATTCAAGGAGACCCGAACACAAAGTTGGTCATGGGTCGAGCAACTGCTAATCTTTACTATAAAGCTCTCGCGGGTACCTACAACCAACCATTCTTGAATGATGGTCTTGTTGCTCGTTACGCTGGTTACGACATCATTACTCCCGCAGGAATGCCGGAAGACTGCTTATTGTTGACGAAGTTGGACAATATCTACTTCGGAACCAACCTTTTAACTGACCACATCCAAGCGTCTGTTTTGGATTTGACAGGTGTAACGGGTGACGATGTTACTCGCGTTATCATGAAGTTCTCAGGAGGTACGCAAGTGGTTGACCATGACGGCTACGCAGCGGTAGTTCGCACATCCTAATTCATTCGGGGAGGGGCGTTAAATCCCTCCCCTTAATTCCTCAAATATGGCTTGTACATTAACAATCAACGGCAGGGCGTTTCCCTGCAAGGATAAAATCGGGGGAATCAAGCGCGTTTGGATTAAGCAATTTGACGCGGCTGATTGGGGTACTATTACAGATGGTACAATCGCAGGAGCTACGGGCGCGGATATGGAAGTTTACGGATTTGAGATTACAAAGAACTCCGGTTCGTTCCAACAAGCGGTTAACGCATCGGTTGAGAATGGCACGGTTTTCTATTCTCAAGTTCTCGAGTTGTCATTGCCAAACTTGGTCGCAGCCGATAACGTCGAGATTCAAGACTTGATGCAAAACCGATTGCAGGTAATAGTTCAAGATGTCAACGATAATTATTTCGCGATGGGTCACACGACCGGGGCTGAAGCTACCGGAGGCACCGTAGGCACGGGAACGGCAAAGGGTGACTTCAACGGCTATCAATTGCAATTGACAGCGGAGGAGGTTATTCCAGCCCCTTTTGTTGATCCAACAGATACAGAGATTAGTTTCAATTCTGGAGTTACGCCTTGATTTCATTTTCTTTGGTTAGAATATAAAGGAAGGGGGAGGGCAATAGCTCTCCCTTTTTTGATTCATCATGATACACCTCAACCCAAATAGCGCAGACGAGCAGTTCATTTATTTGACGCTCGCAGAGATGAAGAAAGACTTTCCCGCGTTTACCAATTATCTCATAATTTTGGAGAACATGGCGAGCACGGATAAACAGGCTTTCGTTGGAGATGTCGAAGTCGACAACGCTCGATATACGAAGATAAGCGTCTACACGAACCAACCCCTCGGGGCTTCAAGCCGTGTCCTCCTCACCGAGACGGGGCTTTATACATACAAAGCATACGGGCAAAACAGCGCAACGAATCTCAACGCGAACGATGCTTCCGTTGTTGGATTGCTTGAACAAGGAACGCTCAATGTCACGGGTGCGATTGGGTACGATATACCCGATATCACCATCCCGGATAATTACATATATTACCAGTAATGGAATTAATACAACTCAACCAATACGAAGAGCGATCCTATCGGGAGACAGCCAACAAGATGGGCTTCGTAAATTACGGAGACGATAACCTCTTCCCGCAATACCTCGTCGACCTCTATCATTCGTCCGCTACTCACAACGCATTGTCAACAACTATTGCGATGATGATATTCGGTGAAGGGTTCGACGCTACCACCCTCGAAGGAAGGCTCGCTTTTGACCAATGGAATTTAAACGACGAACTGCGGAAGGCTTGTCTCGACTTTAAGATTCAAGGCGGGTTCGCTCTCGAGGTGAATTGGAGCATCGACCGAACGACGATCGCANNGGAGCATAGACCGAACGACCATTGCCAACGTCTCCCATCTCCCCTTTGAGAATATCCGCTCGGGCTTCGTGAATGAAGATGAAAAGGTTGAGTATTATTATTACTCAAAGGATTGGAACGATAAGCGCGAAGAACCTTCGGAGATATGCACCTTCAACCCTGAGAGGAATATCGAACACCCGACTCAGATACTTTACGTGAAGCCGTTCTCTCCTGGGTCGTTCTACTATCCAAAACCCGACTACGTTGGCTCGATTAATTACATCGAACTGGATAAAGAAATCGGGGTGTATCACATAAACAACATGAAGAACGGGATGAGTCCTTCGTTCTCCATCCACTTCAAGAACGGCATCCCACCGCAAGAGGAACGCAACCGAATCCGAATGGATATCGAGAGGCAACTCAGCGGAGCAAGCAACGCGGGCAAGTTCATTGTCACGTACTCGGACGATCCCGATAGAAAGCCGGACTTTGAGCCGTTCCAATTGTCGGACGCTCACAACCAATATCAATTCCTTTCCGAAGAAGTTACCTCAAAGATTATGATTGGACACCGTGTCACCTCTCCTCAGATGTTCGGGGTTGCGGTACCGGGTAAGCTTGGAGGCGGTGGAGAGCTTGCAGAGGCTTCCGAACTCTTCGAGAAGAATGTCATCGCTCCGGCTCGACAAGTGGTTACAGAAGCCGTTAAAACGCTTTTGAATGCCGCTGGTCTCGATGCTCAACTCGTGCAACTTTCAGAAGAGCCGCAAGAAGTCAACCTCGATGGGTGCGTTGACTACCTCACGGACAAAGGCGAAGAGATGTCGGATGAATGGGAGTTGATTGATGAATCTCCCGTCGATTACGACCTTGAGAAAGCACGGGACGCGATGTGGGCTTTTGCAAGTGTTCCTTCATCGAATCCCAACGGCAAGAGCGAGCAAGATACCGAGATAATCAAGGTGCGTTATACCTACGCGCCCAAGTCCACCCAAGAGACTTCACGCGACTTCTGCAAAAAGATGGTCAACGCGGGCAAAGTATACCGCAAGGAAGACATCGAATCGGCTAGTTTACGCGCAGTGAATCCCGGACTCGGTGCAAATGGCTCGAATACATACGACCTCTTTTTGTTCAAAGGCGGGGCTAGGTGCCATCACTTCTGGAGCCGTCAAACATACCTTCGAAAGAACAACAAGAAGATCTCGGTCAACCAAGCGAAGAAACTCATCCGCGAAGCGGGAGTCGATGCGAAGCGATTACCCGACAACGATCCACGAGTTGCACAACGTCCCACCGATATGCCGAATGAAGGCTTCATCAATCCTCAATAATGTCACTACAAGCCGAAGTCCTCTTTGTGAATCCGGATTATATCAAGCGGATCACTAACATAAACGGAAGCATCGAAGACGCTTACCTCGTTCCTTCGATTATCCTCTCCCAAGACAAGTACATTCAACTGTATTTGGGAACGGATTTGCTCGACAAGCTGAAATCGGATATATCGAGTTCAAGTTTGACGGGCGATTACGCTACTCTAATGAATGACTATTGTCGCAAAGCCACCCTTTGGTGGACGATGGTTGAGCTTATCCCCTCGCTTTACGTGAAGATGGACAACGGCTCGCTCGTTTTAAGGGTGTCTGAAGACACTCAAACCATCTCCCCGGATGACTTACACCGCGAAGTGGAAAGAGCACGTCAGAACGCTCAATTTTACACGTACCGGATGTATCAATATCTGTGCAACAACTCGTCACTCTTTCCGGAGTACAGTTCAAACACGGGTGCGGATATGCTCCCACAACCAGCGGACTACTTCCAAAGCGGGATGAGCATAAGTAGCGGAGGCGTTCCCAACATCGTTGACCTCAAACAATACTTCGGATGAGAAAGAGCCGAAAAGAAAATATCACCTTATTGAAAAAGTTCCTCGATGACCTCAACCGAAATAATACTAATGATTCTCCCAAGCGCGGTCGCGATCGTGGGGGTGTGGGTAAACTTAAACCGTGAAATTGAAAAGCTGAAGGGACGCATCATCCGCGTGGAATCCGATAAAGACGAACTCAAAGACATGATGAAAGAAGTCGTGAAGGCGGTTCACAAAATCGAGTTAATGCTTGCGGAGCGATGAGACATTTCAAGCTGAGAGAATTCGATTCTGTTGACGCTCCTGGATCGGGTCGTATGATGGACAGAGGCTTTCTTCGTTTGCTTGATGAAGCTCGGGATTGTGCGGGCATTCCGTTTGTAATCACTTCGGGCTTTCGCACGGTGGATTACAACCGCGAACTCATCGACCGAGGGTTGCCCGCTTCCCGGAACTCTTCTCACCTCCTCGGGCTTGCCGCAGATATAGAGGTCACCAATTCACAAGAACGATTTATCATCATTGACGCGTTGATGGAAGTTGGCATAACGCGCATAGGAATTGGAAAAAATTTCATTCATTGCGATATCGACGAAATGAAACCCGAAAATCGAATATGGACATATGTATGATTTAATTACCAAAGACCGAGATATCCACGTCCTCCCGTTCGACTTTGAGAACACCGAAGACGTCAAGAGTGTTTATCTGCTTTCAGATATTCACTTCGATTCTGTAAAGTGCNNACGCAAACTCTTCTTCAAACACCTCGACCGAGCCAAAGAAGAGAACGCGGTTGTTTTGATTCTGGGCGATTTGTACGATTTAATGAATATGAAGTTCGATCCGCGCGGCTCTTACGATTCATTGCGACCTGAACTCAAAGCGATGGCGTATATCGATGAGGTTATAAAGGACTGCACCGATAAACTCGAGCCGTATAAAGATATTATCAAGCTCATTGGACAGGGTAACCACGAGACCAACATAACCAAACGACACGGGGTCGATCCCATTCAACGGACGGTGGGCATACTCAACGCCAACGGAGGGAATATGATTGCGGGTTATTACGCGGGATGGGTCGTTATCAAATGCAGCCGTAACGGCAAGGGAGGGAGGAAGAGTTTTCCGCTTCATTACCATCACGGGTACGGAGGCAACGCCAAACGCTCGAAGGGGGTTTTGAATGTAGACATCGATATGAAGGATTATCCTCAAGCCGTGATCATTGCACGCGGTCACACGCACCAGAAATGGTATGTCCCTGTCATGCGCGACGTACTCACCTCGAACTTCAACCACGGACAAGAGACGGTTCACGTTGTCCAGACGGGATCATACAAGAAGAAAGACCGTTCCATTGGGTGGGAAGTTGAGAAGGGCTTCTCGGTACCTCGGTTGGGCGGTTGGAAGTTTTCAATCAAGCCTCACGGGCAATCATACGAGATACAATGCGAGGAACTCCACTAAAAGAAACAAAGCTCGGGCAATGGTTCAAAACAAAGGCTC